CGTTTCTAATACCTAATGGTTGTCCAGAAGAACCAGAACCGTCAATCATTAACTGATCTAACTTACCAAAGTAAGCTGCTACCAAGTCTTGGAAAATAATGTTTTCCATTGAGAAACCCGGTTGTCCACCACGTTCAAGTGCTTGTCTTGAAACGTCTTGCTGACCTGCAATAGTATCAACATTAACTGTTAATAAGGTGTCGTCCATATTGGTTTCTTGAACAGCTGAATTTTGACTAGCTTGTTCTGCTGCTTCTGATCCAGTTGTTATTCTTGATATTTCTATTTTATTACCGTATGCTGGTAAGTCCTTTTTAGGAACTGCATTATAAAATGCAGAACCTGCTCTTGCGATTGGTGCGTACTCATCTACTAAGTATTGTGGTACAACTAATCCTGTAAAAGCACCTGTTCCAACATCTCTAGCTTCGTGGTCTTGGTGCTTGTTAAGTCTTTCTTGTGCTTTATAGTCGCCTTGACGTGAACTCCAAGCGTCTGCAATAAAAGAGTGGTCGCCACCCTTTCTATACATATCTGGTTCGTTCACTTCTACAACAGCTTCACTATCGCCTAAGTCTTTGTCCTCAACACCAAGTTCATTTCTGCTTTCTTTAACTGCTTTCAAAGTTTCAGCAGCTTCTCTTGCTTCTTCAATTTTCTCGTTCATATCTTTGATTTCAGCGTGTAGTTCGTTTGATCTAGTAAATTTACTATCAAATTCTTCACCAGCTTCCATTTCATCAAGTTCAGCAACAAGACCGTCAAGTTCAGCTACTTTAGCTTCTCTAGCTTCAATTAATTTTTTCAATTTAATTTCCTTGTATGTTATTTCTTATACTTCTGCGTAGAGTGTGGTAAAAGTGTGATACACGCCCACGGCTATACGTCTTGATTACGAATACCGTCCATTTCAAGTTTTAATTTAAGTAAATCAACTTTTGGATTGCTTCGCTTTTTATCAACGTCATTACTATCAGCAACTTGGTTAATAAAACTTTCTAAAATCTCTGTGGCTTGTTCACCACTTCTTGCTTCAACTAATTCTTTGTGCAAGTTCTCTATATCTACTCCACGAAGTTTTGCACCTGCCCACGGATTAGCTGGATAAGTAACAACTGAAACGTCAAATAATCTTGCTTCGTTTACTTCTCGGTTTTCGCCACCACTATCAAAATTATCTTTTATTGCTGCAAACGCAAATGACATTTCATTTAAATCACCACGTTTCATAGCACTTGATACTTCTGCAACTGTTGGGTTGCTTGGATCAAGTTCGGCTCGTACAAATAAACCATAATCATCTTCTTCGAGTTGTAATGTACCAGACGAAGTTCTTGCCAATGGTATGCCGTCGTGATTAACTAAAAATCTTACATCATCTTGTTCTTTTAATGTTTTTTTAAATGCACCGGGTTTGATTGTTTCATTGTATTGTCCACGGCTATCCCTTACGCCATAAGGTTTATCAAATACAGAAGCATAACCAGTAAATAATAATGTGTTATTGTCATTACCATTACGTTCTTCTACTGCACTAAATGTAAAACTTCTATTTTCAGTTTGTCTATCCATTTCTTTAAGAATAGTGTTGCGTTTTTGTGTATCTAGTGTTTGTGATATAGCAACTGGTCTATCAAACACGTCTATATGTTGTGTACTCATTTTTTCTTCCTTTTTACTGTATCGTGGGTGTTCAGTTGGTAATAAATCATTATCTGATCTGTACTTAGGATTTTGTGGTCTGTCGTTTTTAAGTAAATAACTAAATGCACGAAGTCTTGCAAGTCCCCACGCTTGACGACTTACACCCGGTCTATGACTTGTTGAATATGCACCAAATCCACGTCTTACAACTGCTTTTGCAGTTCCCATACGTAATCTACGCCAACTTGCCATACCCTCTACTTCTTCATTATGTTTTTCAATTCTTCCTCTTATAGCTTTTTCTGTGCTTTCACTAAAGTCAATTCCACCAGATTTACCACTTGCAGAACCTTTTGGATTTTTCTTACTTCCTTTTATTTGGTCTTTCTTTGGTGCTGGTGTAGAACTATCACTACCTTTTTGTCTAGGTTCTAGTTCACCCTCATTAACTAGTTGTGCAATTTTTCTATCTGCCCAATCTGCTGCTTCCATAGGATCAGTCCACGGATTAGAACCCCATAATAAAAATGCTACATCTGAAGCCCTCCAAGTATCTGGATCGTTTGGGTTTGATTTTTCTCTATCTAAATCGCTTAAATGTCTTTTATGCCAAGCTGCTATTTTTACAATTTTATCTATGCTTAATTGTTCACCTTTTGCCATAATACGTGCTTGTCGTACAGTTTCATCAACTAAACCGTCCCCTGCTTTATTAAGATTATCCAAACCACGTTGTGCATTTTCTTGCATAAATTTTGGTGGTGTTCTATCTACTTGTCTTTGTTCGCTGTTATAACTTGTTACAAGTGTCGGATCGTCTTTGCTTTTATGTTTTTTACCTGTAATTTTTTCGTATTCGGACATATCTGCACACGGCATATAAAATGTTTCACCGTCTATTTCGTGTGTATGTGAACCAACGCAACCAATTTTTTTTGCTTTATCTTCTGCTTCTTTTTGTGTTTCATACAAATCTTGACTTGGTATAGATTGTCTTTCGCTTTCTGCTTCAGCGATATTCAAAGCTGTTATTTGGTCTTGTGCTTCTTGTTCTGTATCGTGGCAACCCATAATAAAATTATCGCTATCTTTTACAACTGCAAAGCCGTTGCAATCTTCAGCTTCAGTACTAATTGAATATGGCATTATTGTTGTGGTAGTTCATTTGTCGGATCGTGTTCGTCAATACCCTGTGGTTCTAATGTTGGATCAACTAAAGCACCCTGTAAACCAATATAGAATTTGTCGCCACCCTCATAAGGTTCTAAATCCATTTTTGACCTCGCTTCATTTGGTGTCATAACACCAGAACTTATTGCAACTTGAAATGACCTAATTCTACTTAACTGGTCGCCACGTGCGTATTCATCTGTGTCCAACTTAACAAATTGTTTACCCGGTAATAAAGTACTCAAACCGTCCTCTATTCTTCTAATCCACGGTAATAATGTATGTCTAATAAATGCTAAACCATTACTTTCTAAATTTGAATATACATTTGAACTATCTTTACTTAATAACAAATGTGCTGGTATTCTAAATACTCTTGCTATCTCGTGAACAATCTGATCTCTTGCAGCTATTAATTCATTTCCTGCTGCGTCTGATATGGCCTTCCATTTCAATCCACCTGTAAGAACTGCTGGTTTTCTATTCTTATTATGATTGTTTAACCAAGTTTCTTTTAATATATTTGCTTGTTCAGCTGTTAAATCTCTATCTGTTTCTAATACAGAACTTGGTGTACCACCCTGTCCATAAAATTGTGCAATATGTCTTTCCATAGCTAATGCAAGACCATAGGTATTTGCATTTGTACGTAGTGGGCTTACACCTACTAATTGACCGGGGTATGAATACCAAATAAAATGTAGCATATTGTTACTTGTTATTTTTCTATCGTATGATCCTCTTGTTGTTTGTAACATATAAACTTTTTGTGTGTTTTGCATTTCTACTTTAACTTTTTCGGGGTGTATTGGTGTAAGCTGTATTGGTCTGCCCTGTCTATCTTTATCAACTAATATAAATGCGTTACCGTGCATAGCCATAGATGTAATTGTTTGATGTAATAAACTAAACATAGATAAATCTAATGATACGTTTGGTTTTTCTAAAAATTTTGGTTTGTCGGTAAATATTGTTTTGTGGCCGTCATAACGAAGTGTTTTTACTGGAAGTAATGCAATACTATCTGCGATTAGAGATATTGCACTATAAACAGTTGAAATACCAAGTGCCGACATTTCATTTACTTTTTCACCTGTGTCGTTAAACAGACCACCCTCACGAAGTGCTAATAAATCAACAAGATTGCCTAAAGAAGCGTCCCTGTTCTCTCTTTTGAATAAACTCATCTAACTGTTAAATAACTTCCTAATATCATAAATGCACCAGCGATTATAAACGCAAGTGATACATTAATTGTATATACACCATAAATTATAAGTCCTGCACCTATTACTTCGGCTAGTGTTGTTATATAGTTTTTCATAGATTTATAATAGCAACTTCTGGTTCATCATCTAAAGGATCGGGTGCAGTTATTCTGTCAAGCATTAAAACCATAGCTATTGCACCGTCAATTTTTCTTTTACTTCTACCCTTTGACAAACGCCAACCCATATCAGTAGTTCGTTGTGCTGCACTCATTACTTGATCTGTAAATGTTGGATCGCCATTGTGTCTTACTTTTGTGTTTGCAATCAAATCATAAGCGTTGCCACAAGCTGGTATCATACGTGAGTGCGTCTGTGGAAAGTTGACCATAGGTACACCTCGGTCTAACAATACTTGTGCTGAACGTTCAAAAAATGCTGGATCGTATGCTACTTCTTTAACTTTGTAATCTTTCATCAAAGAAACAATAAATGCTTCTATTTCTTGGTAATCCATAAAGTTTTCATCATTTGGTAGCCATATCTTAGAAAGCATATTGATTACTTCATTATCATCTTTCTGACCATACACTATTGCAACGCTATCGTGTCGTAGTGCCATATCTACACCAACAAATGTATCTAGTCCCGGTTCTAGTTCTAATTCTTCATCTTGACACGCTAACCATTTTTCTATTTCTATCCAGCTTTCTTCTTCTGTTCTTGTCCATTGATTAAGGTGGTATCGTTGAAACTCATTAATTGGTAATGACTTATGCCTACGTCTAAGGTTTTCTATTGGCCACCAATCATTAGGTATTGCTGGATTTACTTTTTCCCAAATGCTTTCATCTGTTGGTGTATCGTCATCTTTTGCACCAATCCATTTAAAATAAAATTCTGGATCATCTTGCTTACCAGCTTCTTTTAATAAACCACGTTGATACATACGACCTGCCATACTATCTAAGTCGTGTCCAGCTGTTGTTATATTTAGCACTAATCCGTCTTTACGTTTAGCTGTATTGTTTGATAAAACATAATGTACACGTTCTAAGTTGATATTATTCCACTCGTGTATTTCATCAGCAATAAAGCAACTGTTTCTACCACCGTCTGCTGTTCCTGCTTTTGCAGCAACTCTAAATGCCCTACCCGGTGCGTTCTTTACTTGTATTTCGTTTTCAAATGTTTCAACCATATCACGTAAAAATATACTTTCTTCGCACATAGTTTTCATTGTTCCAAACACTAGGTTTGCTTGTTCGTAACTTGCAGCAGCAACTGCCACTAACGGACTTGTAACGCCACTTCCTAACAGTTCATACAATCCAATCGCTGCTGCTAAAGCAGTTTTGCCGTTTCCTTTGGGTAAACCGACAAGAGCTTCTCTGTATTTTCTTTCGCCATTATCTTTAAGTTCATACATTTCATAGATTATTGCTTGTTGCCATTGATCTAACTTAAATGGTTCACCGAAAAAATCACCCTCACCGTGTACGCAAAATTTTTCTATAAACTTAACTACTCTTGCACCTTTTGTTTCTGGTAAGCTAATCATTTTCTATATACTTCCAACAATCTTCACAATATTTTTTATCTTCATCATCACCAAAAATAAAATTAGTACATTTATGTTTTGGTTTTTTATATGTAATAAATATTTTATCAAAAACTTTTACTTCTTGTTTTTCAATAATATTTTTTATACTTAATGTTTTTGTCCACCAAAGTTTATCTAAAATTTTTATAGCTTCTTCTTCTGTATTAGCTTCGACTGTGTATATTGATACACTTGTATCTTTAAAAGTATAAATATTTGTCATAATTTATCATTTTCTATTAACCACCAAGATATTAAATTTATTAAAATAATAATAAGTAAAATCCAATATATATTCATTTATTCTTCTTCATCTACTTCTTCAAATTCTGTATCTATCCAACTTATATGTACTTTTGAACCGTCTTTTAAATATATCCAATCATCTTTACCCATTATTCTTCTTCTAACATTTTTATACGTGGATCAACTAATTCTTTTTCTTCATCATCTTGTAAAAGTTGTTGAAGCTGACGAAACCCCATAGCGTTTTCGCTAAACGAAATTCCCAACCTCTGACGACTAAGTGGTGTTAATCCTAATTCTTGTTCTAGTTTTAATATTTTTTCTTCTAGTTTTAATGTAAGAATAATTAATGGATTTACAACTGGTTGCCCTTTAGAACCTACATCAATTAAACCACTACTACCCATATTTTGAATTGTACGATTAGCACGTTCTACTTCATCATAAAACTGAAATAATCTATAAAATGCTGGGAAGTCAACTTTTTGTGCTGTTTGTGCTAAATCGCTGTCCCAATACTCGTTCCAATACTTACGTGTTTTTGTCAACCACCTAGAAATAGGTTTTGGTGTGTCAAACTGTTTACCACCTTGTATTACACTCAATGAATTATCCCTATGTCCTTGTAACTTGTCTTTCTGTTTTGGTATGCGTCCACGTTTAGCCATAATATGCCTTTACTTATAATTTTACATAGATCACCTATGTAACAACATACTACTACATACAACTGCATAACAACGTAATGTAAAAACATAAAACGTAGTAAATTTAGCTGTATTTTGAGCAGAAAAAAAGTGTTC